GCTTTTTATATCCATGACAAATTCTGTGTTTCTACATTGCACTGGAACTCTTAATGTTCCTGAACTAATAGCAGGTTGTCCTACAAGAGAAGTAGACGTACCTATAACATAACCATTCATTACAGTCGTAGACTTATCTCTATTGTTAGGTGTTACTTCTACTTGAAAGAAACCACTATTCTCAAAGTTAAATGAGATGTTTCTAATCTGGTATCTTCCTGAAGTTACTGCTACCAATCCTCTGCCAGTATTTTCTCTGACATATTGTGTAGACAATCTGTAAACAGAAGAATATGGTACACCTATAAATAAAGAAGTATGATTTCCTGATATAGTATATGTAGAGCCTGTTGTATTTGTGACTGTATAATTAGCACCATTTGTTCTATCTACTGCTATTAATCCTGTTCTTGCTCCATACGGTGACGTAAATGTAGTTAAGTCTGTTGCACTGTCATACGTACCTGTAACTGAAGTTTTTAAATCTAAATACACACCATGTCCTAATGTTGTGTCTTTTAAATTTCTTAAATCTATTTTAAATAATTTTGTATTTGTTCCTTCTGTTGCCATAACATACAAGAAACTTTCTAATGACATAGCACCTAATATTTTAACACCACTAAATTCCCACTTAGCCCACGCTGTTTGTACTTTCTCACCTCTATCAAAAAAGTATTTGTATATAAACATTGTGTCTGCATTAGTAGGAGCTACGGCTGTACCTGAAGTATATGGTGCAGTCTGTGAGTCTGCTGTGTCAGA